GTTCCACACAATGTGCGCATCCACACCGTCAAACCCCTGCGCCCATACGACAACTTTCTCGGCGTCAACGCTGCTGTTCTCCTCCTGAATGGGGAGAGTGATGCTGTTCGGCATGGCGGTCCTTCCGAGGTCCGTACGTAACGAAAAGGTGGGCAGCCCTCAAGTGGGGGTAGAAGTTCCACCCGAAAGGGATTAATTTGTGCGAATGAAACTCACTCGCGAAACGTTCACGAAGGCGCGACTGCCGGTACCCGCGCAGATCGGTATCGCAGTCGTCGTTATCGGCGGGTTGGTCTTCGGAACTGTTGGCACTGCGACAGCGATTCAGAACGCCCGCGCAGAACAGCAGGCGCGTACTGTTGCCGCCGCCGAGGATGCTCGAGAGCAGGCCGCGACCGAGAAGGCCATGTACGCCGCCGCGGAAGATGCGAAAGCCGCCCAGGATGCGGCCGACGAAGCCGCCTACCAGCAGTTCCTTGCAGACAAAGCAGCAGCAGAAGCCAAAGCTGCCGCCGATGCGAAAGCTGCCGAGGACGCCCGTATCGCTGCGGAAGCTCAGGCAGCCGCAGATGCCGCAGCAAAAGCCGCTACGAAAGCGCCCGTGAAGTCGAGTTCGTCAGCGGGCGGGTCCGCGGGGGTGCACGGCAAGAAGGTGCCGTTCATCCCCAGCGACGACCCGCAGAACGCTGACGGAGGCAGCTGGGACATGTCAGTCTGCCAGGGCGGGTCCGCGAGCACAGGCGCTGACGGCACTCCGTACTGCGACTAGTCCAGGCCAATCACTGCACGAATATCGGCAACGTCTGCCCGGAGTTGTTTCACTGCAGCAACCAGCGGGACCGTGAGCCTGTCGTAGGCAATACCCGCGACGGTCCCAGCTGAGTCACGCGTGACGAACTCTCCGAACCCAAGCTCGTCAAGTTCCTCCGCTATGAACCCCACCTCTCGAGGGGCCGCATCACCCATAACTTCGACCGCCCCAATGAGGCGGAATGAACGCGGCACCATCTGGTCGATAAGGGTGAAGTCGACTTCATGCGTCTCGATGTCCTGCTTGAACCGCCGCGAAGACGGAGACAAGCCCATGCGGTTGTTCACGTCGATGTAGACCGCGTTGTAACCGATCGCCAAGACGCGACTCTTTACGTCCGACGAGACAATGCCAGGGTTGAGGTTTGCAACACCGCCCGCAGAAAACGTTCCCGCGACTGACGCGTTACCGCCTGCCGTGACTTCCCCACCGAAGTGGCCGAAACCCGTTGCGGTGACATTGCCGGTGTTGACGGCCGTGGAGAGGAGGTTGTCGATCTGTTCCTGTAGGTCCTCCACGAGCGCTCGGAGTTGCTTGACAGCCTCTGCAGTCTGCGTCCCCGTGGGGCGCTCGAGCTCAGCCACACGATCCTTCAACGACTGCAGCACCTGCCGTAGTACGTCGAGGTCGTCCTTCGGTGGGGTGAAGTATCCGCCGGCCATCAGGCGACCGTCGGCTGGAACGTCAGCTTGACCTTGTCGGACTTCTCCGACCCCGAGCGGGCCACGATGCGGGACCGGTAGGTCTTCGTCTCGAGGTAGGCGTTGTTGCGGACTTTGATTTTCGCGAAGTCGCCCACGTTGAAACCTCCGATCGAGGGGATACGGCTCATGTCGTGATCGAATGAGAACGTCATGAGCGGCTGGTTGCCCTTCGTCGTCAACTCGTCCGCATAACCCTGCAGGGTCGGGGACTCCGAAACGGACGAGTGGGAAGCATCGACGATCTGCATCAGCGGGAATCCCGCATTGAGCAGTGTCGGGTCGTCCGACTGGGCGATGAGCACCTCATCACTTGTCCGGCCGCCCGATGCGAAGGCTTGTGAACCAAGATTCGAGCCGTCAACGACGATCTGGAAGTCAGACACCGACGACCGCGACAGGCCAACATTGAATACTGGTTCGATCGGACCGACCAGCAACGGCTGATCCGGTGTGCCGATCATCATCAGCCATTCAATTCCGAGCTTGTCCGACGTGTATCGGGGAACAAACTTGATGTCCGGCCCGCCATCGACGGCAGTCAACTGCGATAGACGTTCCCCGACGGATGCCAGGTCGGAGCCCTTGTAGGTGCGCTCCTGATCGCCGGGGATTTCCGCAGGGAGCACCACCGGAACGTTCCCTGACGGCCACGACAGGGCCTGCGCGACGATCGCCCGGGCAATGCCCTGCAGCGACTTGCTGGTGTCCACCGGCCACGGATCATCCGGGTCGACCGAAACCTTCATGTAGCGGGTGTCAGTTGTCTTGTCGGACGGCAGCCGTCCGGCCAGGATCGGCAGGACAAGACGGTCATCGAAGTGCGACCACATGCCATCCGCCGAGATAGTGAGCAGTTCACCATCATCAGAGAACTGATGCCCTGCGATAGGGCCAGCCTGGAGAACTACGTTGCCCTCCACCGCGGCGAGAAAGGATTTCTTCACGGTGGCGCTGTTCTTTAGGTTCAACCGCGAAATGGCGGGGTCGCCGAGCGGTACCGTGCAGGAAACATCGCCTGAGCCGTTCAGTACCTCAGACCATGATCCGGATACCACATCGGGGATCGTCTGGATGCGGCGACCGTCGAGCATGTTGCCGATGATGAACTTCGTCACCAGGAACCATCCCAACTCGAAACCGTCATGAGCGGTAAACCCGTGGACCCGCCGATCGCGTTGAGTTGCAGCGTCGCGGACCCCTTCGCCGGGATGGCGAACCACTCATCCCGCGTCAGGTAAGTGCTGGAATCCGAAACACCGTCGATGAGTACCTCACCGGTCCGCGAATCCAACTGGACGAACGTCCCCAACGGGACGACACGGTCATAGCGGAGCACCTGCCCGGTTTCCAACCACTGGATGAAGAACCCGGAATCGAGACCACCCGTGATAGAGAACACAGGCCACACATCAGCATGCCCGGTGTTCACCACAGACACACGCCCCAGAGCGCCGAGCGCACCGTAGAACAGCGTCCCGCCAGCACCACCAGCGAAAAGGTTGTACTCCAGCCCGCCACCCGCCGTCGACAGACCAGTCGAATACGTTTTCGCCGGCCCGTACTTCACCGGATCGGGAGCCACAAACGTGATCACGTAATCGGCCAAACCATTCACCAACTGGGTGAGAGTCGAACCATCTCCGTACAGAATCACCTGAGCACTAGCCGTGCCGCCCGGGTCCGTCACAGTCAGGGTCGTGGGCGCACCATCGGCCAGCAGCGCAGCAAGTGCGTCGTACTGGTCATAGGTTTCCGCATCCTCACCAGTGCCTGTGTACCGGCCAGCGAGAGTGATCGGCCGAGCTCCACGAAGGAACTTCGACACCCCAAACATCCCATCGGAATTCGCCCGATCCTGAAGTTGCGTCTTCACGGGCGGGCTTCCCCGCCACCCATCGAAGGAAGTAATTCCGAAACGGATGACGGGGTCAGACGAGAACGTGATTCCGCCCACGGTTGCTGAGATCATTTCCGAAACCTCAATCTCGCCGCGAGCCCCTGAGTGACGATTCCCGCCGCCAGGGACGGGTCATCAGTGGAGACGTACATGTTCCCGGTCCACGCAGGCGCCGCAGTAGATGACGCCGCCGCATACCCGCCGCCGTACGACGGGCGGGCGTACTGCGGCTGCACAAAACCACCACCCGCATAACCACGGATCACACCGCCGGCGTTCATGTACTCGAGCGCTGCACGGTTTGCTGGGATCTGCGCCTGAGCGGTCCGGGTGATGAACTCGCCGGACGCCACTGTCGCCACCATGTTGTCCCTATGGGACGGTGCCCCGGGGACCATGCCGCCTGAAGCGAAGGCCATGTTGCCGAGCGACGGAATCAGCGCACCACCGGGACCAGACCCGGTGATGTTGAGTCGGATCTTGCGACCGTCGTTCCGGGTCACGAATGCGTCGATCTCCGCGTTGGCCTGAGCGGTCGCGACGATCAGCGCGATCTGCTTCTCCGTCGGGATGGCAGCCACCCGGTCGGCGAGCGCCTTTGCAGCGTCCGCGTTCCCGGTGATTGCCAACGCGTTGTTGTACACCGCGTCGTAGTTCGCCTTCAGCGACGCCGTGTACTGGTCAGCGGTACCACCAGCGTCCAACTGTGCTTGCGCAGCCTGCTGCCCGCTCGCAGCGAGATCAGACAGCATCTTCACGTTCGCAGAACCGGCAGCGGTCGACTCGTCCAGGGTGTGCTGGAATGCCTCAACACCAGTCCGCGCCTTCCCCGTTTCGGGGTCGATGTCGGCGATGGTGTCCTTCACGTCCTGCAGCGACTTCTGGTAGTCAGCGTTGGCCGAGATCGCGTCCTGGTTCTTGCCATTGATCGCGTTCATCGAATCGATCAGCCGCCGCACAGCGTCGTTCGTCTCATCCGCGGCGCCCGACGTCTTCAGATATGCCTCGGCAGCCTGAATGGCCGGCGGCTTGGCATCACCCATCGCCAGCCGCAGTAGATTCGTGTTGTTCGCAGCCTCGTTCGAGGAAGTGACGTTGATGCCCAAGGCGCTGGCCTGCTGCACCAGCGCGTCTCGGTACGGCCCCATCTGGTTCAACAGCTGGATCTGCTGCTTCCGATTCAGGTCGTACTCATCCGTGATCGAGCGGAACGCATCCTGCGCTTTCGGCAGGTCCGTCGACGCAGTGACCGCCAACTGCTTGCCCAAATCCGACAGGCCACTGATTGCGGCACGGTTGCCAACCGACAGGTTCAGCCAGCCACCGAACCCGTTGTCTGCGTCAGTCGCTTTCTGCAGAAGACCCGGCAGGTCCTTCAGCTCATTCTTCAGATCGCCGTAGAAGTTCTTCGAGAGTCCATTCTGTGCAACGGCGCTTTTGAGCAGCGCTGTGCCCGTGGCGGCCGTGGCGATGTTGTTCTGGAACTCTTCCGCAGAGGTCGCGCCTTTGTTCAGTTCATCAACGAAAAAGTGCGTACTGATCGCTGCTGCCGCAAGCGCCAATCCCCACGGGCCCGTCAGAAAACGAGCGGTCTTTGTGAGCGCTGATCCGGCCTTACCAACGCCGCCTTCGATGCGTGCCGCACCGCTGGCAACACCCGGCATAGTGGAGTCTTTCAACACCTCGAGCCCAGCGGAAAACTGGGCAAGCTTTGGCACCCCTACGAGGAATGCGCCACCAGCCAACGCAGTAGCTGCCGCCACAGCGCCCAGCGCAAGTGCAGTGCCCTGCACGACTGGGGGCGCGTCGCCAAATGCGTTCACCGCCAGCGTTGCGGTCTGGACAATGCCGCGGAGCACATCGTTCGCCGCAGAGCCGCTCTTGATGAGCGCAGTGTCGAAAGAGCCCCCGAGCTGCTCGAGGTCACCGTTCAGGTTGTTCAGCTTCAGGCGCGCGGTCTCCGCGGCGTAGCCGCTGTCGTTGACCTTCTGGTTCCACAGGTTGATGCCTGATGCGCCGTTCGCGTAAAGCACCGATGCGGAACGGACAGCATCCGTACCGAAGATCGTTGCGAGCGCCGAGTTGCGCTGCTCATCCGTCAGCCCGCCGAGCTTGGTCTTCAACTGGTCAGCAATGCCAGCGAACGACAGCATCTTGCCGGACGAGTCGTACACATTGATGCCGTACTGGTCCATCACCGCGGCAGCCTTTGCCGACGGCGACTCGAGTGCGAGGATCGCAGTCTTCAGCGACGTGCCCGCATCCGAACCCTTCAGCCCGGCCGAAGCGAACGCAGCCAGAACACCAGTGGTCTCCTCAATCGAGAAACCCGCCTGCGAAGCAACGAGACCACCCTGGTTCAGGGCCTGCGACAGGTCTTCGACAGAACCCTGCGCCTTGCCTGCACCAGCGGCGAGGAGGTCGGCAACGTGCGGAACATCCTTGCCCTCAAGCTTGAACTGAGTCAGCGCCGTGGCAGCGATCTGCGCTGCATCCGCGACATCCAGACCGCCAGCAGAGGCAAGCGACAATGCGCCGTCAAGGGCTCCGCCGAGGATATCCGCAGTCGACAGCCCCGCCTTCGCGAGCTCATCGATCGCGTGGGCAGCCTCAGTCGCAGAGAACACCGTCCTTGCACCGGCTTCGATCGCTGCATCCCGCAGCTTGTTCATGTTCGCTTCGGACTCGTGCGTGGACGCCTGAACCTCAGACATGGCCTGGTCGAACTCGGCATACTTCTTGATCGCCAGACCGACACCCGCAGCCGCCAGGGCCCCCATCGCGAGAAGTCCGACACCGAGCTGCGTCATTGCCTGGTTCTGGGCCTCAAACGAAGCCTTAGCATCGGCAGCCGTCTTGGTGGTCTTATTCGTCTCCCGCTGCGCCTGCTGCATACCGGCGATGTAGTTCGCGACCTGAGCCTGGAGAGTGATCTTTACGACGCGATCGGCCAAGGGGCACCTCGTCTCGTCGTATGAAGTTGGCTACGCTCAGCGCATGGGGAAAACTCAGCAGACGTCGACCGTGCTCGTGGGAACTTCGGCACTGCTCGTCGTCGTAGGACTGATCTGGGTGGTGGTCGGATTCGCGTCAGAGAACAGCTGGTTCGGCGTGATCCTGATGGGGCTCGGAGTCGTGATCGGCGTAACCGGCTGGGTCATGTCTCATCGGCGGCGGAACTAGCAGCCGGGTTCTCGTAGGTCTTCTTCTCGACCGTCCAGAACAAACCGTTGAGGTTGGCGTTGTCGCCCTGCTCCTTGCGGAACGCGTCCTCAGCGTCCAGGCGGGATTTGTCAGCCCAGTTCGTGAACGGCCCCCGAGCGATGAACCGAACGATCTCGGGAGAGTCGTAGTTCGTCGGGTTCGCGGCGTTCGACGTCGCTTCCTCGAAGGGGATGCCGTTCGAATCCAACATCTGCTGGTAGTTGCGCATGGCCAGGAGCAGGTCCAGTTGCTCGACGTTGAACGGGCTCTCGGTCGTGGTGATTGACGCAACCAAGCGCCCGGCACTGTCGTACTCGTACTCGGTGAGCTTCGTCGGCGCCCATCCCGAGAGGACGCGCGGGGCGACTCCGAGATGCAGCGCCAGTGAGAGTTCGTCCCTCAGTCGAGGGGAAGACCCAATTTTTTTTTGAGCGCGAGCAGGTTCGTGGTGGGCTCGGCCACGTTCAGCGAGTACACCGCGGACTCGATGCGGGACTGCTCAGCACCAGAGATCACACTGAACAGGTCGTCCCACTCGTTGATGCCCGGGTTGTCTTTCGTCGGGGCCACGTACTGGAGTGGGAGAACTTCTTCGCCCTCTACTCGGCCCGCGTAGATCTGCCCCTGCTGGTCGGTGTACGCCGCTGCGAGCTTGGCCGCCTGCTGCATGTTGTAGCCGTACCCGAAGGTCGGATCGGACTCCATCGGAACGCCCAGCCTTGCAGGGCAGTGGGACTGGATGTTCGCCCACGCTTCTCCCGGGAGTCGGAAGAACCGGAGAGTGACGATCGAGTCCCGAGACTCCGCAATCAGCGCATCGAGCTTGTCCTGCAGGTCTGCTGCCTCGGGGTCCGCGCCGCCGGCGAGACGGTGGTCGCCATCGCTGCGACGCTTCACGTCATCGAGCGACGCCTGGAGATCAGCTCGCATCTCTGCGAGGTCGCCGTCTAGGAGAACGTCGACGTCCTCGTGCTTGCGGGGCGCTGCTTTTGCTGCTGCCAGCTTGTCGCTGAAACTCATGATTTACCTCCACCGTGTCCACCGTGAGAAGAAGATCCTGTGCGGTCGGCCGGTGGAACCGACCGCACAGGGGTTGTTACGCGACGAGCGCGACCAGATCGCCGAGCGACTCCATCGCCACCGGCTGGATCAGGGAGAACTTCCCCGTGCCATCGGTGGGGCCGGGGGCCTGCTTGCCGAGGTTCACATTGATCACGCGAACCTTCTGCGCGGCGACGGCGAGCGTCGTCTGCGGGATGTTGCGTCGCTCGATGAACTGGAACGCGCCGCCCGCGGCCAGGACGGCAGCAGCCGACCCTGCGACATCGGGAGTGTCGACGTAGTTCAGGTCCGCGAGGGCAGGCGTGATCTTCCCGAGCGACTCGCGCACCTGCGGGGACGTGAGGCGCTCGTCGGTGGGCTTCTCCTGCGGCGCGGTGAGCGCCCACCCACCAGTGAGGAAGGAGTACGTGACACGGAACGCCGTCACGCCGCCAAGCAGCGCGACAGACGGGGCGGTCTGCGAGATCGTCCGTCCGGGGATCGCCCAGATCGTCAGGTTGCCGGACTGGTCGACCGCCGGGGGTCCACCAAATGCTTCTGCGACATCAGCCATGGGGTTATTCCTTTCGTTCCCCGGTGGCCGGGGCTCAGGTTTCCGGGCATGCCGGAATCACCGATCGGTCGACCGGTGAAGAGAGAGGGCGCGGATTACGCGCGGTTGGACCGGAACGTGATGTACACGTCGCAGTAAAGGAGCGGCGGTGTCACGCTGTAGTCGGGCTCGACATCGCTGTCATCCTCGATTCGGATGGGCGAGCAGAGGCGGCCGGCGGCAGTCACGACGTAGCCGGACAGTTGGTTGCGGACCTTCGCCAGGAGCAGCATGATCCCGTCGGTGTTGATGCTCACCGCTCGGATCCGCCACTCGAACTCGACGTCCGAATCTGGGGACTGAGCGGCAGACAGGCGGTCATCGTCCGCGTCACCAGCACCAGGGAACAGCAGCAGATACGTCTCTCGGAGCAACTTCCCGTTGGCATCTTGCCGGACTGCGTCGTAAACCTTCACCGCCGGATCCGCGGTCAGTCGAGACTTCACATCCGTGTACTCAGCGATCACGAGAATGCTTCCTTCTCGGCAAGCTCGATGCCCTTCACGAAGTCTGCCTGGATCGCTTTCGCAGTGTCACGGCCGGCATGCTGTGGCTTGGCTCGCACGTCGCCCGGAGCGTCTTCCAGGATGCCGAGGCTACCCTGCGACTTACCGAGATTCGGGCCTATCTCCGCACCGATCGCACCGTCCTGGTCGAGCACCAGTTCGTAGTCGATCGAGCGGGGGTACGCCTTCGCCATCCGGCCAGATGGCCCCTTGGCGCGCTTCTGCCACTCGTCGCGACCGAGGCGCGCGCTGACCTCCACCGCCTTGGTGACCGAGGGGATGATCTTGTCCTCCACGGCTCCGAGGTCGGCGTCGAGTCTCGCAAGGTCGGAGAAGTCGAAGTCAGCCACGACGCCTCCTAGTTGAGTACTTCGATCGGGAATCGGTGTTCGGTGACGTAGGTGGAGTCATACAGACCCTTCACCCGGTAAACGTTCCCAATGCGGGACTGGTCACCGGTCACAGGATCCACAGTGGTGATGCGGATCGCGTCGTCTACCTTCACGTCACCCGCGGTCCCGATGGGGACACACCAGACCAGGTTCTGCGCTGCGATCGGCTGCCCACCCGGGTTGATCTCCGACACCGCTGACGAATCCGACTTGATTCGGCACAGCCCCACATAGTGCGGGTCACCGATCATCGTCACGATCGTCGCGGCCGTATCCGGGTCGACGTCGAGCTTGAACGCGGAGACGGTGCATCCGTCGACCATCAGCTGTTCGTTGAAACGACGGCCGGCGAGGATCACCGAATCGCGGCTCATATTTCAGCCCACGGGTGACGTGCTCGAATACCTCCGGGTCGGATGGTGAACGCACCATTGGTGGTTCCGCTGTCTTCGGAGAGCATCGCCAGTTCAGCGTCGGATAGATACAGGGAGCCGCTCGAGCGTGCCGCGTCCAACCGGCGCGTGTAGTCGTCACCAGACTCTTCCAGCACCCCGTCAGGGTTCGACAGGACCCGAAGGACCATTGCGACCTGTATCTGCACCACAAGGGCGCAGAACGGGTCGGTGTCGGGCACTTGGTCGAGTCGGGGGGAGACGGTGCGCTGGGCGGACGCGATGATGTTCCATGCGTCCTGGAGTAGGTAATCTCCGACCCGGAGTTCAGCATCGGACAGGGGGCGCAGTGACCGGTTGGTCAGATCGTCAGTGATCGCCGGGCTGGTCGCCATCACGAGCCCCTTTCGCTACTTCGAGTCGCGAGCAGATTTGATCGCGGCGCGAATCTCATCGTTCGTGGTGGCGCCGGAGATGTCGATCTTCTCGTTTTCGGCTACGGCGGTCAGTTCGGTCTTGTTGAGGAGACTGAACGGCTTCGATGTCTTCTCTTCCGGTTCACCGTCCCAGGCTTTCGGGTTGACGATCAGGTCAGCCGCCCACTTCGGGACGTCATCGCCGGGTTCGAAGATGCGGGTGTTTCCGTCCGAGTCTTTGACGTGGACGACAGCGATTAGGTGACTCATGCTTTGCCTCCAACGGCTAAGAATTCGAGAAGGTCTCTCGTGTGCTTTTTGTAATTGCAAGGGCCACACGATGGGATCACATTGAAGCGATCGTGCTTACCTCCACGGGCAAGCGGTGTCATGTGCTCCTGCTGCATCGGGATTTCGGAACGGAGGCAATATGCGCAGGAATGGCGGAACTCATCCAGAATGGTCAACCACTGGGCATGGGTGAGGCTGTCGTCAGTGTCGAGTTTGCGAGCACGACGTCGCTGCTGCGCCACCTTGCCAATTTCGGGGTTGCGCTCCTGATACGCGCGCACATAACCCAACCTCTTCTCGCGGTTCGCGGCGTTCCACGCGGCGTTATTTGCGACTTTCGAGGGCGTTGAGTTGTGAGCGCGGGCACGCTCTGGATTGCTTATCTTCCATTGCGCGGAAGTTTCACGGTCAGCCTGCGCTTTGGCCGGGTTGGAACGCCGAGCACGTTGGTACGCCGCTTTTCGCGCGCGAACCTCTGGATCGGCATTGGCTATGCGGGCAATATCGGCAGCGCAGGGTCGGCAGTAGTTATACCTGCCATCCTTCGCCCGCTTCCACGGGGAGAACGACTCGAATGGCTTATTTTCTCGGCACCGTGAGCACCGTTTCAGGCCAGCGGGAACATCAGTACTATTTGACACAGGTTGGACCTCTCACACAGGTTCGGCTAGGGCCGGGACGTTGCTGAAACAACTTCCCGGCCCGCTCAGTTTAATCCGAGCTACCGACTATTTGGGTCAGAGCACATCGGCGCTAAAACTCAAATCTGCGTTGGCGAGAACCGGCAGTGCGATCGCGTCGGAGATGACCTCGGCGATCAGCGGCGGCTTCTCCCCCTTGTAGGCGCCGACGACGATGCCCGGCTGGTCGACCGGGGCGATGCCGTAGGTCGGGTCGGTGGACGTGAGGGTCTGACCCCAGAACGTCGCACCAAGCTCGGTGCCCTGCCAGTCGTCCGTTCCCACCGCGGCGGGGAGGAAGAACAGGCGGTCGTCGGGCAGCACCTTGGTGGAGGTGCCGTTGACGTTGACACGACGGTCGTAGAGGCGGATCGGGGGCAGACCTGCACCCGCGATGATCGCGTCCACATCGGTCCGGGTTGCCGGACGTGCGCCGCCGTTGAGCAGCTGCGTCTGGAACTCGGTGCCAGCCGCGAGTGCACGAAGCACACGGGTGGACATGACGATTTCGCCAGGTGCCACGCCGTTGTCGGCCAGGTACGTGTCCGACCATGTGGTCAGATCCGTGAGGCGCGACACCGAGGCGGTGGACCACGGCGATGCGGCGGTGACGGTGTGCCCTGCGGAGCGACCGAAGTCGTCGTCGGAGAACACGGCACCGGTCGATGCGGTGATGGTTGCCTTGCCGGTCGCGATGACCGTACCGCGAAGTCGCTCGATCGCGTCAGCGACCGCACGAACCACCTGGTCGGTGGTGTTCAGGAGCGCGACGCGAACCTGATCCTCTTCGGCGTTGCGGCTGCGAAGCTGCTGGTACTCGGAGATGGGGATGTTCTGCCCCAGCGCCGGGAGTTCCAGGGTGACGCGCTTGCCGGGGCGGGCCTTGCCCACCTCGGGCTCTGCGTCGTACGCGCGGAACTGTGCAGCTTCCACGAGGCCGGTGGAGCCTGCGACGAAGCGGACAACCACGTCAGCAACTTCCCGGTTGGGGAGGTACTGGGCGAGGGTGCCGCGGGTGGCCTCGTAGTCAGCGAGGGATGCGCGGGCGTAGCCGGTGAGTTCGGCCGGGTCGATGATGTCGGTCCAGAGTGCCATTGTTCATCCCTCCTTAGATGTAGACGATGGTCGTGGCGGACTTCGCGGCGATCGGCTTCACGAAGCCGATCATCGCGAGGGTGGCGATCTTCGCCGCCTTCACGCGACCGTGGTCGAGCACGGGGACTGCGAAGTCCGTGGTGCCGACGACCTGCTGGTCGGTGAGGAGGTGCCCGGCGAGGATGCCGGCACCGGTGACGGTGCCAACGGTGACGTCGTAAGGCACGAGCATTCCGCCGACGATGGCGACGGGGAAACCGGACGGGATGTAACCGTTCGGGTAGTGCGTACCGGCGGTGAACGTCGAGATGTCGAGGACCTCGGTGCGCGCGTTGCGCAGACCGTGGGTGGACCCGAGCCAGGACTGGTCACCAGTGCCGATGTTCTCAGTACGAATACGAGGCATGATGTTCCCTTCTAGGAAGTCTTTTTGCGTGTGAGGTTGAACAGGTCACGCCCGGCTCCGACCGATGCCGTCTTGGCTTCGTTCTTCGGCCCCAACGACGGGTCGGGCACTGGCGTTTTCGGTGCAGGTTTGCCAAGGTCCGTGAGCAGTTGGTCGGCGTCCGCAAGAAGTTCCTCACGGGTGGTGCCGATGAGACGCTTCTCCTGCGCGGGGGTGAGGCCCTTTTCCAGGGCGACCCGTGCGCGGAGTGCGTCTTTCGCGTTTTCTTCCGCCTTTTTCTCGGCGGCGGCGGCGCGATCCTCGAGCTTCTGCTGCTCGGTTTTCTGCGCTTCCTTGATGGACGCGAGCTCTTCCGCCGCGGATTTGTTCTCCTTGGCGCGGTCCTCCCACTTACGCGCTTCCGACTTCCAGTCCGTCGTTTCCTGTGCAGGAACGGCGGGGGGCTCTGGTGTGGCGGCAGGTGCGGGTGCGGCGACGGCCGTAGGAGTGCTCTCCGGGGCGATGGGGTCTGGCATTGCTGTTCCTTCCCGTGCGGGATCGCCAAATAGCGGCCGTGCGGCCTTCGGCATAGATGGTGAGTCGTCCTGTCCGTGCGGCCAGGAAGTGTGGTTACCCGAGATAGAAGTTGTTGAACTTCCGGGTGGCTCGATCGACCAGAATTCGGTCGGCGCGCTGCTGCTCGAGCAGGGCATGTGGGGTGAGGCGTGGCGTGGTCATGTACCCGGCATCGCGGAGGAATGCCTGACGCAGAGCTAGATCCTCCCCGGCTATCTCGTTGATCGATTCGGGCATGAGCCGCACGCGACCGCGGGAACGTGACCCAAACGCGCCGCGCCCGGTGGTGCCCTCAGAGGTCGTGTACACCTGAACCGGTGCGCCGTCCGGGCGGCGCCCGATAGTGGTCTTCACGAACCTGCCGCGGGGATATCCGAGCTGCCGTGTGCCGCCGATTGCGTTCGAATAGCCGATGCCCCGAGCTCCACGGCGAGCAGAAACGACCTTCGACGGTTCGGCCCCGTCCCGAATGGACTGGGCACCCGCTTTCGTGAACACCCGCTCTTGCTCAGCCTCCGAAAGGGAATCGAAATACTCTTCCGGGGAGGAGAACAGGCCAGTCGTATTGCCGTCCACGACCGGTGCGGCGGTGCAGTGGCATGCCGGGTGACGTTTGAACGCCCTCTCGTACGACGAGATGCCCGCGAGGATTGCGCACCGTGAGCATGCGCCCGCGTTGACGACCCGCACATAGTGGGTGAAACCTTTGCCGGTCGCCGCAACCATGTCGCCAGAACGGGCTTTGTCGGCGATCAACGTCTTCACGATCGACGCCAGGTACGCAGCACCAGTCTCGAGCGACTGTGTGCGGCCAAGGCCTGCACCAACCGCTGTTTTCGTCGTCGTCACAGCACCGTAAAGGACACCTTCAACCTCACGACCAACACCATCCACGCCGGCGAAAGCCTCCGGGATGACCATCGACCGGTCACCGGTGAAGTCATGCACCGTCGCAACGTTCGCCGCATACCGGGTAGAGCCCTGGACGGATGCGAACTGGGCTGCAGTGACCTGCTCCACTATCGCCGCACCAACATCAACCCATGACTCGTCCAGATTGTCGTAGTCGATCCGATTCCAAGCCGAAAGGGTCCGGTTCGTGGCCGTGTCGTTGATCTGGATGAGACGCTGCTGCCGAGCATCAGCGAGCTCCGCAATCGTCGTCATCAGACCGCCTCGTTAGCCGCCTGAACACCGAAACCGAGGGACGTCGCAGTGTCAGCCGCCCGACGATCCTTCATGCGCTTGATCGTCTCCGGGGAACGCCCCAAAGACTCCTGCGCGGTCTCCCAGTCGGTCAGACCAGCCTGGAACTCCTTCACCACAGCATCGGTGATCTGCGCGCGCGTCGGGGTGCCAGCATCACGCCACACCGTCTCGAGACGGCGGGCATCTTGCTTCCACTCCCCGTCACGGAAACGCAGCACGAGACGGTTGACGGACTCCCACGAGCTGCCGAACGTCACCTGACGTTCCTCAACAGTGTTGATCAGCCGGGTCTCACCGGCACGCTGGCCAGCCTCAGACGGCGGATTCTGCGTATTCAACCCGAAATACTCGATCGGAAGACCAGTCACACCAGACCCGACACGGGCGTAGATGTTCATCATCTTCTCGAAATTGCCCAGATCGGCAGCCTCAAGCTGGCCAATCTTCGCATCCTTATTCGCCGAGGCCCACACCGAACCGAAGTAGGCATCCCATTTCGGCACCGGAGCGCCGGTGACAGGGTCAACGAAGTCCGTGATTGCCATCCCGAGAGCGAACTTCTGGGGGGTGGAGACCGTTTCTTGTGCCAACTGCGCATTGGTGAGTGCGCGGGACGCGGAATCGGCGATCGGGATGATGTCGGCCATCTCCGACACGCCCTCGGCGACGCTTCCCGTCACCCGGGTGGCCCGGTCACGGTTCACCAGGGCCACAACGGCAGGCGTGCCGAGCTCGTGAGGGTCGGGGTCGAATTCGTCTTCCCAGCGCCCGTTATCGTTCAACTGCAGCCACACGGTGCGGTCCGGGAAGTACAGGGTGACCTTACGGTCCGATCCGAACACGTTCTTGCCGTACATACGCATCGCCGCGACGATGCGGTGAGTGCGAGGATCGCGGAGAGCGATCATTTCCTCCGGCGACTCCACCGAGATCAGCGGGAACTTGGGATCCTCGCCGTTCGTGCTGACGCACACATAGGAACGCTTCAAAGCGAGAGCGTCCGTGTGGGCGAAACTGGCACGCTCATCCATGTTGTTGTACTGCCAGATGCCCCACAGGTCATCGTCTGCAGCATCGGACCCGGGCCGGCGGAACCCGGTGACGATCAGACGACGTTTGATCGCATCGACAACCACCCGAGGCCAGTTGACCTGAACGGTGAACCGCTTCAACTCCTCCGGAATCGCGAGCCCCAACTGCCGCAGCAGATGAACACCCTCGTAGTAGTCGTTCAACATGCGAGTTTCTTTGCGCGTCGCCAAGAGAATCGCGCGCATCTTGTTGAACTGGACCAATTCGTCGTCAGAGAGCGGCACAACAGCTCCCATCGGAGTCAATGAAGAATGAACATGCGGTTATCAGTCGTCTCAGCAGGTGCCGAGGTTCGCGCGTGGGCGTAGGTGGCCAATGTGACCGCAACGAGCGGGGTGATGTCGGTGGTGTCGCGTCGGTGCCACCCCCACAGGCCCGACTCGCCCAGCGGGCGCTTTCGGGCCGATTCAAGGGCAGCAGAAAGACCCGACTGCTCCTTGTAGCGGAGTCGGTCTTCGTCGATCATCGACTTGAACCCGCCGCACGCGCGCCCGTACTCCGTCATCGAAACAATGTCGATTGATATGCCGCGCTCAGCGAACTGTGGAAGCAACGAACCGGCCGGGCCGATCGCATCGAGCGTCACCGACTTCGGGGACCACTTGTTGACCAGATCCTCGATCCGGTCGACAACCCACCCCACGCCGCGCTCACGCACGACAACCTCAGTGTGAATTCGACCATCAGCTCGACGACCAGCAACAGCGATCGACGCCCACGACGAATCCGGGTTCACATCCAGAGCGAAAGACACCGGATCCAGCGGCGAAGAGAGCGCATCGGCCGCATTCAGCCACGCGTCAGCCTCAATAACCTGCCCACCCTCGGACTCATCCAAAATTCCGAGACGCTCGCGAGCGAACGCGACCTCGGACATGCCGGCGCGTTCCTTCTCCATGTACTCGAGCGAAGGAACCGCACGAGCCGATGAAGCGCCCGGGTTTGCCTGCAGCCGGGCAGCAGGGTCATCCAGATCAGCTTTCGGGTCAGCGCTGTACTCGATGTAGCAGAGATGCTTGTCGGGTTCTGGGATGTCCCCGCCCTTGACCTCGGGCTCACGTCGACCTCGACGCATGACACGTCGCAGAACCAGACCGTACTGGTCGCCGCGCGGCGCCGACGATGCGTAGATCACGGACGGATTAGGTCGAGCTGAAAGGGCAGGCAGCGACGCCGCCACAGTCTCTTCCGGCAAGTTGTATGCCTCGTCATATCCGAGACGATCACAGGAAAACCCACGCCCCGACCCGTTCGAACGGGCCAAGAACCGCTGCCGCGCACCGTTCAGAAGTTCGATGCCCTCTTCGCCATGCGCAGTAGAAACCCGCTTGACCTTCTTCCGAAGCCAATCAGTGTTATCCACCCAGAACAGAAGACGCCGAAACGCTTCCTGCGCAGTCTTGAACTCATGCGCCGTATGGATGGCCAAGAAGTCACGCTGGGCCGAGGAGAAGAGGAACAGATCAGCCAGTTGCACCACCTCGAAGATGGTCCCCTTGCCGTTCTGGCGCGGAATCAGCAGGGCCGACTCGAACGACGCCCAATGGCCTTGATCGTCTTCGCCCAGAATGTCGTTTACCGCGGCGCGCTGCCAGTCATCAGGGTTCAGCCCAACAGACTCAGCAAGCTCCACAGCCTCGACACCAGAGGTGAACGAATAAGCCGGAACGGACCTAACTCGCGGCGGCACGACGAGCTGCGCGCTTGGAAGCAAGCTCATCACCCACATCCGCCTTCGGCTCGACCTGCTCGCCCACCAAATCGAGCATCAACGCCTTCAATTCCTTCGCCGTCGACGCGTTCGGGGAATCGTCCATCGCCGCAGCGAGAGCCTCAGCGATCTCCCGCAGATAGCCGGAGACCTCCGCCCCATCGAGAGCAGCGACAACCGACCCCAGGACCGCCATGAGCCCTCCAGCCGGGTCGTTTTTCTGATGGGGAGAGAAAAGCGCCCGCCCCGGAGGTCCGGAGTCGTATATGCGCTAGGTGGGGGTGCCGGGGTGGCTGCGGGCGCTACCGGAGGAAGGTTGGAGTCGGATGATGACTTGTCCGACCTGTGATGTTGCGAGGCATGGGAGCGCTTGGTCCATCACGGTGCGATCGGCATACAGGATGGGGGTGACCGAGAGTACGTCGGCGTTCCGCCCGCGCATGCCGTGGCTGTGTGCGTGGATGTACTGGATGCTGCCGCCGCTGAGGTAGGTCACGCGCTCGGCACCTCGTGTGCGGTTGCTGCGCATGATGTCGTCGCTCTGCTGCACCTGGTCGAGCAGCATGCGTCGCTCGGTCGCTGTCTCGGTGAGGATGATGACGTGCTGGCCGGAGCTTGCCAGGGTCTCTTCACTGGTACGCATTGGTCACCAGGCTCTCGATGTGGGGAACTGTCCGCGTGTGGTGTTCCCGCGGCTGACGTTGCAGACGTAGTGGGATGCGCGGAAGTTGGCGGGCCTGGCGCTCTCGCCTCCGAGGGATACAGGGGCGGCATGGTCGAGGTTGAACAGCAACGGCTGTTGCGTGCCCCGCCTATAAGGCGAGGTGTAGTCGATGGGGCCTTTACTGTTGTTGCATATCCAGCAGGGTGCGTTGGTCTTGGCGCATTCGGCTTTGAAGCGGGCTCGTTCCCGTTCGTAGTCTTTGCCGTACTTCGTCACGGCTTAGCTCTCGTCCTTGTCGTTGGCTTCGAGCATCCGCATCATTGCGGCTCGAGCATCGTCACTGATGCGTTGGCTGACGGTGGTGGCGGCTTCGTGTAGCGGGCTGTACACATGGGCGTAGAGGGGCGCGCCTTGCCCGTCATAGCCGGATGGTTCTGTCATGCGGGGATGAGTCGCACTTTGCGGCGTAGCTTCTGCTTGCCGCGCCGTTTGATTGTGTTGCCTTTGCTGTCGAGCACAAGTTCACGGATCAGGACGATGGGGCCGATACGGGTGAACGGATTCACGGGCAGCACGCACTGATCCAAGGGGAGGTTGGTGTAACCCTCGCTGTCGGCCGCCGCATACTGGGCATACCCGAGACGCACCGCAAGGTCGATATCGAGGCGTTCGTCCTCAGGCATCTTTGGTCTCCGTGTTCGCGTACAACTCGAGGTAGATCAGGTCGGCGTCTTCGCCGTCGTTGGCTCGCTTCAGTGCATCCATGAGGGCAGCGCCGGAGATTGCCCACCAGCCGAGGTCAGTCATCGGGTGGTTCTCTTGATCGCCTGGTTGATCGTGTAGTTCCAAAGCCATTTGCTCAGATCTACTGCTCGCTGTTCCTCGGCAGAGATCGGCCGGCCGGGCGCGGTCGTGTTTGATCGCTTCCGGCTGCTGAGCGTACGCGGAATGATCATCGGGTTTCCTTTCGAGGCACCCGAGCGGGGCGGGCTGCAGTGGGCAGCACAACGCGCCCCGCTCAGGTGAACCCCACCATTCCCGGAGGAAGGTGGGGAGCAATGACGTGACTCCCGCGCGGGTAGGCGCGTTGACGCACCAGTCACGTCAGACGCTAGCTAGGCGTCCGTGGCAGGGGAGGGAATCGAACCCTCAATCGCGCGGCTTATGAGGCCGGCCAGTTACCGTTACTTGCACCCTGACGTGGGCCGCTGCCTGTTGGGGGGAACAGTCAGCGGTTGTGACACCCATCGGGGGTGTGTTTATCGATCCGCGACCGTACGGGGGCACGACCAGTCGCGAAGTGTTAGCTGTCTTTGCCGTATGTCTGGTTGCGGGCTTTTCGCAACGTGTTGATCAGACGGTTCAGGCCGGAGCGTTCCATGTCGATCGCGGATGCTGTACCGCCGATGATCATGGTCACGTAGACGCCCGGATAGTCGCGGTGCCAAGCGACCTCGATATGGTCGGACGGTACGTTCTCGACGGCGGTGGAGGGGTAGAACTTTTCTGCAGGCATAAGCGCCTCTTTCGTTTCAACGTCGTCTCGACGTCTATCCGCCCATTTGGCGGAAGTGGGAGGGCGGGTGCGGGCTGGGTCCTACCCGAATGTGAGGACCAGCCCGTCACCCGCGACCGGTTGCAGTGGTTTCTCCCGTCACTGCAACAGGTGTGACGGTCGGCGTATTGCCGCTACCGTCGTTCGGCTATTGCGGGCCGAAGTGTGCCCACCTCCGCACAGGATGTTCTGCGTCCACGCTGACCGCATGCCATCAGCAATCCGGTGGGGGTCACATGCCTGTGTGGGGCGGGTGGAAGGTTCCGGTGACTCGGCGGCTTGGCCGATCATGTCGGCTATGGTGTGCCCGCGGTCCCGGAAGTTTAAACAAGAATGCCTCGGGACATAGTCCACCGAGGCACTCACAATTGTGCCACATTCGGGTGCGTGGTGCGGTCAGTTTTCATCCGGCGTGTCGTTCGTTGAGTTCCTCCCCAAGTTCTTCCACTGCGGCGATTCCTTCCCAGACCGTTTCGCATGCTCGGCAGATCGCATTTGGGTGGATCGCTTCACCTGTTTTCGGCAGCCGGTACTGGATGACGACGGGGAAGATCATCTCTTTCCCGTCGAGGTCAAGCCATGTGCGTTTCCCGCATACCGGGCATGGGGTGGTGACTTCGATGCGTTTCAGTGGTTCGAGAATGTTGCGGATCAGGTTCGCCCACCGGCGCAGTTCGGAGATGTACCACTGGTCGTCAGCGCCGGTGCGGTCGTAGGCGATGTACCACTGGCGGAGATCTGCGACGGGTTCGCGGGTGGGTTGGATGTTGACGATGCGGCACCAGTCGCCGATCGCCGCGGTCATCTTCCCGTACTCGAACAGGGCGTCGGAGTCGATCAGGTTCCGGGTGGACTTCAACGAGCTCGACCCTGCAGCGGTGTTGCTGGACGGGTTCACCGCATCACGGAGTTGGTGCAGCAGGGCCGGGTGTTCGACGGAGTGGGCTTTCACATAGCTGCCATCGTCGGCCGTCTGGGTCATGTGCTCGATGCGTGACTTGGTGAGGTCGTCCACAGCGTCTAGTAGGCGGTTCTCGTGTCTCGGGTCACTCATGCTTTCGTCCTGTC